TCACACTAAAGCCATGGCACGCAAGAAGGCTATCGACCTTGAGGCTTATTCTTTGCTGGATCAGTACTGCATAGGTCTTAACGAGTATTACAAATCGCTGCGTAGAGCAGGGTTCACGACCGAAATGGCTTTGGCGATCTTGCTAGAGCCTTTGACTTATCCGGCAACGATCCTGCCTACTCCTAACTGGCTGCCAGACCTACCCAACCGCATCCCCTATGATGATGACGATGAGGATTAACCAAAATGAAAAGAACTGTAATCGTTCCAGATTTACAGGTTCCATATCACGATGAAGTTGCTGTTCGCAACGTTGCATCTTTTATTAAGGCATACCGTCCAGATAGCGTTATTACACTCGGAGATGAAATCGATCTCCCACAGATCAGTCGCTGGACAGAGAACACGCCAGGCTGGTACGAGCAGACACTAGCTGAGGATCGAGACCAAGCAGTTGAAGTTCTCTGGTCTTTAGTCGAGCATTCTAAAGAAGCCCATATGATCCGTTCAAACCATACAGATCGCCTTTATAACGTCATCATGAAGAAGATCCCAGCGTTCTTGGCTTTGCCTGAGTTACGCTTTGAGAAGTTCCTAAAGTTAGACGAGTTAGGCATCACCTACCATAAGAAGCCTTACGCCTTTGCTAAAGGCTGGGTAGCAGTTCACGGAGACGAGCAGGGCATCAACCCTAACGCGGGTCTTACAGCCCTTGGAGCGGCTCGTAGACACGGTTTAAGCGTGGTTTGCGGTCATACTCACAGAGCGGGTTCTTCGGCCTTTACAGAGGCTTCTGGGGGCAAAATAGGGCGTATTCTGCGTGGCGTTGAGGGCGGTCATCTAATGGACGTTCGCAAGGCTGGCTATACAAAGGGAACGATGAATTGGCAACAGGCTTTCATCATCGTTGAGGATAGCCAAGTAACTCTAGTTAACCTTGAGAAAGACGGAACTTTCGTGGTTCATGGCCGCCGGTATGGACGATCTCGATAACGACATCCGACGCACGATAGACGATGCAATGGATGACGGAGAATTGTTACCGTTTCGTTATCTAAACACCGTTGATTAGTCAGATATTTATGCAACACTTATGCCATGAAGTTCGAAACAGTATCGGCGGGACTGTGCAACATCCGAAAAATCACTTGGGCTAGCGTCAAATTTGATCACTTGGCTAAAGACTTGGGTTCGACTCCCATCAACTTCATATAACTACTAACAAAGGGCAATAAATGAACGCAGATGTAGCAATTACTTTATCTATAGCAGTAGGAATGATCATCGGCTTTGGTTTTGGTTATGGCAAGGGCTATGAACATGGCAAGATCAAGGGACGCATTGCAGCTCGTAAGATCGCTCGTCAACTAGAGCAGGTCGGCCGATGAATGCACGCGATTTTCTCAACGAAGGCAGAGCAACAATTCAAGACCGAGGACTTGACTACGGTCACCCAAGTGACAATATGGCGCGAACAGCTGCATTGTGGTCGAGTTATTTGGAGATGCCGATTACTGACTATCAAGTCGCGACGTGTATGGCACTCGTCAAAATAGCCCGAAGCATGGAGTCGGCTAAGGTTGATACATATGTGGATGCGGTTTCCTACCTAGCCATTGCCGGACAATTACACACAGAGGAGAATGACCTTTATGTTTGATCTTTCACAGTACGAAACGGTTGACCAGAGACTAGAAAAGTTCTGGGCAAAATATCCTGACGGCGCAATACTCACAGAATTGGTGGCTTACAAAGATGATAGATTTATTTTTAAAGCAAGCGTATATAAAACTTATGCCGATAATGTTCCGTTTGCCACTGGGTACGCTGAGGAAAGCGTTAGTAATAGAGGCGTTAATTCTACTTCTGCGTTGGAGAATAGCGAGAGTTCGGCGATCGGCCGAGCGCTTCACACTGGAGGAATATCAAAGCATAGTGAAGGTAAACCAAGACCTTCGGCAGAGGAAATGGCAAAAGTAAACGCTAAGCAAGCCAAGCCAGAGCCAACAACGTTTAAAGAGAAGTTGGCAGATAAGATCACGATCGAGAAGGAAGACGATCCTTGGTCTACCAAAACGATAAGCGAAGCGCCTAGCGCAGCTGAGGCGGTTGATCTCGTCAAGGAAGTATTAGGCGGAGTCAAGATAGATAAAGACATTCCGCTATGTCGTAACTGCCATGATCATAAGCCTATGAGTTGGAAAACAGGCGTAAGTGCTAAGACATCAAAGCCTTGGGCTAACTTTAGCTGCTTCGCTTGTAAAGATGTTCTCTGGTACAACTTAGCGCCAGACGGCACTTGGAAAGTCCGAGAGGGTCAGTAATGAGCGGCCTACAGTTTATGAACCAAGACGGCGAATGGGAGAACTTCCCAACTGATAGCGAACTAGCAGAAAAGGCTAAGCACCAGGAACTGCTTAACAGCTTGCAGGTAAGGATTATCTGTCATCTATGTAATGAGCCAGTACCTCGGGAAGAGTTAGCGTTCTGGGTTGCCGGTACTGTCCTAACTTGGTCATGTAAGAAGTGTCACGCGGTCAATGAGTCAAAGTAGAAAACACCGCGGCTTTCGCACAGAGCGAGTAGTCGCAGAATATCTGAAGCGCACGTGGGAAGGCGCTTCAGTAGGTCGAGGCAATGGCCGCGATATCCTCAATGTCCCGTTCGACTGCGAGGTTAAAGCGCGTACTGGTCTCGATGTCTCGGGAACACTCCGCCAGATCGAAACTAGAACAGCTAAGAGCGGCTTATTGGGGTTTGCTTGCTTTAGGCTTAATGGTCAAGGTGAGTCGGCAGAGCAATACGTTGCGATGCTTCGCCTTGGCGATCTGGTGGAGTTACTCGAAGCTGCGGGATATAAGAACCGTAAAGACGTGGTTCAAGATGCAGACATATCCCGATGCTTAGACTGTGGCATATATGCACTTGGCGAAAGATGCCAGTTCTGTCGAGAGGATCAATAATGCCTAAAGCGGGCGATAAGCGAAACGAACTACCAGAGGCTTTGCATACATGTTATTGCGGCTATTCACTTTTATCAGCTTGGGGCTTCTTGGGTCAGAAAGAAGTTAGCCGGATGATGCTTAGTCATTTAGAGACAATGCATGGAGTCGAGAAGTAATGCCTATCTACGAGTTTGAATGTACCAACGAGTCATGCGAGGCTAACTTGCGTTATGAGAAGGAGTTCAAGATTAACGAAGATCACCTGGTCGAATGCGGCTTATGCCATGAACCGATGAAGAAGATTTACAGCTCGTTTGGAATAGCCTTCAAAGGGTCTGGCTTTTACAGTACGGACAATAGATGAGACTTGGTAGCAGGGCGTTAAACTCGCATACAGGTATAGCGTTAAGTTCGGTCAATAAAGCGGCGTTCATTCCGTTGCCGATACTGCGCCCTGCTACTTATCAACACCTGTGGATAACTAATGCGTAATCCTTCACTTCGTGCTCACGACACGCCCACTTTATACACATGCTTGACTCGTAGGCTACACTCTAGGCAAGAGCCCATCGAGGGCTCAACCCGCGCCCGTAAGGGCGTAGCGCGGGGGGTTGCTGGAGTGTTAGTGGGATCTCTATGTCTGTTGAGCACACAGACATCAGAGGCTCAAAACCTGCCAATAAAAGCACTTGCTAATAAGCAGCTAACAGATAAACAATATAAATGCCATAACGAGATCATCTACAGAGAGTCTAGATTTAATATAGATGCAGTTAATGGTTCACATTATGGCTATTACCAAATGCGTACTGAGTCTATGAAGAATAAGCCTTATGACTATCAGTTCTATATCTATTGGTATTATGTATCTAAGCGCTATGGTCTAGACCATGAGATACCGGACTATTGTGCTGCACTACATCATCTAAAGACTAGAGGCTGGCAGTAATGGCAATATACGGACTTACAGTAAGAGGCTTATGTCATTGTGGTAAGAGAGTAAGAGCCAGAGGCAGATCAACCAGCGGACAGCAGATATACGACACTAAGTGCTGGTCATGCCGGTGCGAGTACCGCAGGTATAAGAAAGATCATTGCGAGAAGTGCGGCTTTGTAGCAGTACATGCAGTACAGCTAGACGTTGACCATGTAGATGGTGATCGAACCAATAACAACGTAGAAAACTTACAGACCCTATGTGCTAATTGCCATAGACTAAAGACTCATGTTAATGAGGATCACTTAAAGAGATGACAATGCCTAAGTCTAAAGACCCTAGAGATAGTCGAGCATGGCGTGCCTTGCGTAAGACTATCCTTGCTAGAGATGGCTACACCTGTGGCTACTGTGGTCAGACTGCAGATACAGTAGATCACATACTCCCAGTTGATAAGCATCCTGATCAGGCGATGAGTCCTGAGAACCTAATTGCAGCATGCAGACCATGCAACTCACGCAAGGGATCACGCTCACAGGGGGTTTTTTTAGCACAGACGTTCGC